GGATCGTGCCGTTGCCAATTTCGCGGGCACTTGGTTTCGTGCGGCCAATACTGACCGCCGCTGCGATGGCGTCAAAGTCGCGTGATGCGATCAAGTCGGGATCGCACTTTGCGGTTATTTCAGCTAGGAGGGTCATGATCAAGCACTCAGGGCGGTGTAAGTGAGGGACGAGCAGGAAACCGTATCTCCAGCCGTAACAGTCAGGCCGTTGGTCATGTTGATGTCCGAGGCGGATGCTGCCACGGCACAATGGATGACCACAGTTCCACCGGACGTCTCGAGTGTGGCCGTTGCTACCGGGCTTGCGTTGCCCGTGGCGTTGGTATCGCTGGTTATGGCGTTTGCAGTGGCTGTGCCGGTAGCTGATGCCCCGAAGGCTGTGGCAGACAAGTTCAGCGTGGCCACAGCTGTGCCGGGAGCTCCGACAGTGCCAGTGAGACGAAACTTCAATTTACCAGACGCCCCAATGAGGGCGGTTACGGCGTCGGTTGCTGCGTTGCGGGCAGCGGTGGTATGGGTCACTGACATTCTGGTGTCTCCTTAGTTTCTTCGGGTTGGGTTTCGATGCGGCCAACGAGGTCAAACATCTCGACCTGGCCTGTCTCGGCACGTTTGATCTCAATGCTGAAGCGGACCTCAGCAGGCTGCGCCACTAAGGCAATTTGGTCACTCATGATTTAGCACCTTTCACAACAGATTCGACACCGACCACATTGCCTTCCGCATCTCGGATATACTTGGCAACCCGAGGAGCAGAGTGCGAGGCGTGCAGCCCCGCAATGCCCTGGGCAAGTTGCTGGAGCATGGCCTCGGTATTGCTTTGCATTCCCGCAATTATAGGGCTAAGGTCAAGAGGTGGGGCAACCGGCACAGAAGCAGCCTGTTCTTCAAGCATTGTCTTCAGCACCAGCAGCTGAGCCTCGTTGTCCGCAGCCCGTTGATCGCGCTCCAAGGCTACTCGTGCAGCCATCGCATCCTGAAGCGCCTTCTGAGACGCTTGGAACTCGGAGAGCTGCTTCTGGGTGTCAAGAGCATGGTTCTCAATGGCTGTAGCCATAGCAGTAGCGCGGTCGTTGGCGTCTTGCTTGACCTGCTCTTGCCACTGCTTGAAGCTACGGTCTTGCTCCTCGTTTTGGAGCTTGGCGGCGCGGTCTTTCTCGGCCTCAACCACAGTGAGTTGCTGCACCCGCTGGTCGGCAGCGTCCTTCATGGATTGCAAAGCCTGCGCCCTGGCTGTTTCTGCGTCGTTGTTCATCTTGGCCAGTGCCTGTTGACCTGCAATCTGAGCCTGCACAGTCGGGTCGACCGGCGGTTTAGGCGCAAACTGAGTGGCAAGTTGCTGGGCCTGCTGCATAGCTGGCATAACCATTGGGCCGAGCAGCTGAGACATGATCTGGTCCGCAAATGCGCACCCCTTAGCCTCAGCCTGAGCCCTAGTGATGGTAGCTCCCATGCTAGGGGCGATCATTTCCATGGCATCTGCGGCACCCTTAGTGTGCTTTTTGTACAGCGACATGAGGTGGTCTTTCAGGTGCCCCATCATCGGGCCAAATGCGATGGTTCCGATGAGCGGGTTAGCCCCGAAGATAGGGCTGGTCAGGAAGTGCAAGTGCGTCTCCAAATGAGCAACGTCGTCTTGCTCCATGTACACCTTGAGAGGTGCAGGCTCTGGGGAGCAAATCAGATAGTTTTCGTCCAGCGCGCCGAGCCGTTTGGGGTCTTTGGGCAAGTTTGCGAACTCATCAGGCGATGGTATCTGCAAAAGCCTGAGTGAACGCTGGAGCAACCGGTCGGCCTTGAAGAACGGTTGGAAGGCGGGGTTAGCCGACAGCTGCATGACAGCCTGCAACTGGGCGTAACGCTGGGCCTCACTGAAGATGTTGGGGTCACTGACTGGGATGATGTCCATCGGACCTTGAAAGTCCTGCCGGGTCACCACTAATTCGCCCAACTCCTCCACGGTCTCCTCGTCTGTCATGTTCTCGGAGTCAAGACGGTGGAGAATCTCCAGCTCTTTCTTGAGCGAGGCGTGGCAGCGGGCATGGATAGCCGAGAAGTTGACCGACCCGTGCTCAATGAGAGCTAAGGCTGTTCCCACAGGCATGTCAGAGCCAGCCTGGTTGATGGCTTCGCTGGCTGTGGAGATGACCCCTTCGGCTTGTTGTGTCAACCACTCCAGTAGGTTGAACAGTACTGGCGAAGGCCCATTGAACGGGAACGGCATCACCATCTTGCGGATGTCATCAACCCCCGCTGGAGCGTCGATTTCAGCGAGCTCAGTGGCATTGACCTGAATACTCTGGCCAGCAGTGCGCCCGCCCTTGAGCTTGAGGCCACCTGGGAAGTTCTGGATGTGGGCAGAGTCCAGCAAGGCGCGCAAGGCACCAGTGCCTCCCACAGACAGTGAGCCAATCAGGTGGAACAGACCAACGCCTGGGCCTCCGCGCCACGGAATGAAGGTGTACTCCACCATCCAATGCTTCTTGGCGTAGTCGTCATCGGCCTCAGCCCAGTTGCGGTAGAACCCGAGCACCTTCTGGGTATGGTTCTCGATGTGCAGGATGTATGGGGCAGTGCGCCCAGCCGCTATGTCGTCTTCCTCAATGGACAGGTCCACATAAGACATGTAAATCTCACGCAGCCCTTCATCATTGTAGGCAGTGTCGTCTTCCTCATTACCCTCGATATGGTCGGAGGCTTTCTTCGACTCGGATTGGTCAGTCCACCCGGCATTGGGAGCTGAGGTGTAGACGTCCCGGTACAGCCCGGACGCCACGCGTGAATCGTACTCAGACTGTGACACCCACTGGCGATGCGTCACCCGATAGCTAGTGTAGAAATCCGACTGGCTATAAGGTAGGAACACATCATCGATGTAGACAGTCTCAGTGCGGGGGCGTCCCAGCTCGGCATCCCACCACCAACGCTTGTACTGCGACCCACCCAGCGGGAGCTGAGACAGCAAGCGCTCGAACTCGGCACGCTGCTCTTGAATGCGCGTAGTGAGCTGCCAGTTCATGTACTGCTTCTTGCGCTCGGCCTTGTCAATCTTGGCGTCGTCGGCCTCCCCGATAATCTGAGTCTTGCACGGACCAGTCGCCGGGAACAGCTCTTTGATCGCACGGGAAGCGAAGTCCACGCAGCCCTTGGCGAGCATGGGGTGCACCGCCTTGGCAGCGCCATCGAAGCTCGCCCCGCCTGGAGCGTCCTTGCCCAGGCCCGTGCGCTTGATGCCTTCGGCCTGCTGCTTGTCCCGTGGCTCGCGTGAGCGACGGTCAGACTCAATCAGCTCGGCTTGCTCAAGACCTAGGGCTGAGATGAAACTGTCAGGCAACGACTCGGCCAGGTTGACACCGAACTCGGGGCTCTCGTATTCAACTTCCTCTGCTTCCATGACGATGGCTGAGCCGTCTGGCTGCTCTACCACGTCTTCGAATTTCTCTTCAGGGATGTCTAGTTCTTCCATCTTGTTTCCTTGTTATGCTCGGCGCACAGGGCGCTGCTTGGCTTTGTCGACTGAGTACAGCGATATTGCGGCCTTGGCTATGTCGGAGGCTTGAGGGGCGTTTCCGGTCATGCCGTAGTTCGCGCCGGAACCGACGACAACCGACGGGATGCCTGTTGCCTTTGATACACCCTGCACGGCCTTACCTAGCGCTGCGCTGCCGACTGCTCCTGTGACCGCCTTGCCGAGGGGTGCTCCGTTGAGCACGTTCCTGCCGACGTTGACCACAGGGCCAAACGGGCCAGCCATTGACGAAGCAGTGTTGCCGACCAAGTTCTGTGTCTGCCCACCCAGGAAGTTGCTTAATCTGGCCGCGTTGTTGATCTCATCCACCGTCTGCCCGACGTTCGCCAGGTTGTACCCGATTTGTGAGCCGCCTCCGGTAGCTCCCGCAAAGGCTGCGTCGCCCAGTGTTGCGCTACCAAACCCAGATATGTAGGGCGCTGTGCTAAGGAGCTCCGGGCTGAGACTGCTGGCAATAGCGTCGGTCCAGCCGAAACTGGCCCCAGTGGATGCGGATTCAATGGCAGCCGCTACTTCGGCCTCTGTGGCCCCTAGCTCCGCAGCAGTCTTCGGGTCGCCCGTAGCTACCGCATAGGCAATGGCCGCTATAACCTTGGCTGCGTCGGGCGAGACGATACCGCCTGTGGCCTCAGAGGCTAGCTGTGCCGCCTCGTTGACGACGCCACCAGCGCCGGCTTTCACGTCTTTACCAAAGTCGTCGACGCTGTTCACGACTGGGCGGAAGATGTTGCCGATGTTGCTCAGTTGTTGGCTAAGCCACCCGCCACCTTCTGGCTTAGGTTGGTAGGCGTTGGGCTGTGCGTTCGCGCCTAAGACGGACTGGTCGGGCGTGAGTGTTGGGTCGTAGGCTTTGAGCGAGTCAATGTAGCGCTGGTCGATGCGCTGCTTAGCTGCTACCGAGTCCTCGTCCTTAGCCCATGGCCTGTCGATGCCGATGTCAAACTCAGCCCGGTGGGCTTTGTCGAACTCGTTGAAGGCGTCTTGCCAAGTTGGTGCTGTCACGGAGCCCCCTTCTGCGTATCCTGGGGGTTTAGCTGGCCCCATCACACCCGGCCATACCTGCTGATTGATGGCGTCGATTTCTTGCTGTGTGGCGTACGTTGGGAAGTCAATTCCAGCTGCTCGAATCATCTTCTCTTCATTGGTGTTCCAAGCATCGGTCGCTCTACGAAGTCCCGTGTGATGCAGGTCCACCACATCACTCCAATTGCCCGACCTCACAAAGTCTTGCACAAATGGCAGGTATTCGTCATTGGGCTTCTTGTTGCTTGGGCCTTTGATTTGTTGGATGTACTTGGGTTGCTCGATGCCGCGCTCTGCCAGATTGCGTTCGGCCTCAGCCCACAAGCCTTCATTGCCAGGAGCCATGTAGCGTTGAATGCCACGCTCTTCGGCCAGCCGGATGATTTCCTTGTTCTTCTCGCCCGCATATTCGTGCCCGCTTCCAGGCTTCACCTCCACAGTCACATGTGGTCGGCCCTTAGCGTCACGCAGGGAGTAGATACGAGTGCTGCCGTCAGCTACGTCATCGCAGTACCCGCCCACGCAGTGCTTCATGGTGTCGCCTTCGTACTTGAGGGCGTCGCGCAATGCATTGTAGCCGGGGTCTCGCATAGTGCCTCCTTCGTCCAGAGCGTGCCCTGCCCCCTCAATGTCATTCTTCTTCAGCTCCACCCACTTCATACCTTTCTCAGGGTATTCCTTGTGCAGGAATGTGGCGGCGTTGTTAGCCCTAGCCATGTCAGCCTCGGCCTTCTGGGCGGCACGCCATGCGTTAATGTCGGCCACGCGCTCGACTGCCTGAGGTACCGTGATCTTGCCCATGTGCGCGGGGTCGAAGAGCAGCTCTTTGGGCAGGCCAGACTCCGGGTTGACCGCGTTGCGCAGCTCGTCCATGAGATGGTCGAAGCCTAGGTTGCTAGCCGTTGGGCTGTGCCCCGTAAGGCGATACACATCGGCCTCTGATGGTATTTTAGCTAACCAAGGATCTTGCTTTAGGTAGTGATCCACAGTTATCGGCAGGGTGCGCTCTGGGTCTACCATCTGACCAGCCTTGCCAGGAGAAAGCATTGAGTCAGACACATTCTCCCAAATCTTGGCAAGGTCTGATACACCAGAGTTTGTGACAGGAAAGCCCGCCTTTTCGCGCAGCTTAGATAGATTAACTGTGGGTAGCTCGTTAGGCTGGAAGTGCAGCCCCTGACGCAGCGCAATCAGCTCCTGGGCCTTCTCAGCCGCGATGACGTCCTGGCGATGACGGGTGAGATACTCCTGAGGCACGCCACGCGTTGCAGCCAGCTCTTGGCCCTTGGCAGTCAGTGCATCGATGCGAGCCTGCGCCTCAGCCAGCTTCTGAGGCTTCTGAGTAGCCCAGCTCTCGGCTAACGCACGGATGGGGTCACGCTCGGTGGCCATATCATTACGCACGTAGTTACGAAGCTGTTTGTCAACGAAAGCGTTGAGCGCTGTTCCTCGTTGAGCTACTGCGTCATGGACCCCGGGTATCACCTGGCCATTAACGACTAGGTCTGGCGTAACATATTCGCTGCTCTTCAAACCCTTCAGCGCATCCTCCACTGAGCCACGCAGCCAGTTGCCTCCAGGGGCCTTGATGACCCCGCGCTGAGCGGCCATAGAGCCAGCACGAGGAGATGGGGTAGCGGCGGCGATGCGGCTCAGAGCGCCCTTACTCAGCGCGACAGGCTTTGTGGCTCCCACACCACCGAAGAGGCTACTGATGTCGCTGATGACCTCGTCGCCTTGCTGCTTACCGGGGAGCCATTCCTTGTAGAAGTCGGCAGTTGGCAGGACAGGCGTCGTGTCCTTGAGCTGTCTGATTGCCGGGTTCAGTGTGGTGTACTTGTCCACAGTACGGGCCAGGCCCTCAAGGTCTCCAGGCAGACCTGCTGTGCCAGCCATCCAACCACGAACCAGCGCCTTCAGCGCGGAGCCAGTCAGTGGTTGCGTCGAGGCGTCTTGTCCTTTTGACTGTGTGTGCTCCACTGGCCTTTTTACTGGGCCACCTTCGGCAAATCGTTGTGGCGTTGCGGCCACGAAATTCTGATTCGTCGGCCGTGGGCTACCAGTTTTTAGTGCTTTATGCATATGGGTTCTCCGCTAACTGCTTTGCTGCATGGTAGTCGCGCTCGTCTGGGTCCTCATCAGCCACTACAGTGACCTCAAGGTGCCCAACATCACGTAAATAGATGGCAGCCTGCGTGAGGCAGTCAACCATTTCGTCATGCTCACCGGCGGGGAACTGCTCAAGCTGCTTCATGAACGGTTCCACCCATGTACGATAGCAGCCTTTGTTCTTATTCGATTCCAGCACCCAAAAAACACCAGACTCAAGGAGCGGAGCAACAAGGTGCGCACGCGAAATTTTATCTGCCCTGCCGGGGTTGTACGGCACGACTGGAATGTTCGACATCCGTAGGTCTTGGAGCAAAGACTGACCGCTACCCTTCGCTTCTACGAGGATAACGTCAGCTTTACGCGACGGCTTTAGTATGTTGTTCTTTTCTCCACCGTACCGTGCCTGCCAGTCGTCAATAACCCGCTTCTTCAGGGTTGGATAACCTAGGTGCTCGTTCCAGCAGTCCAATAGTAGAACATGCCGGCGCTTGTCGTGCTCAAATATGCCCCATACGCAGCAACCTGTAGGATCACCGGACGTCTTTTCTGTGAATGCAGTATCATAGGACTGCACGATAAAGAAAAGATCTGGGATGGGGCGGCTAGCTGGCCAGAGCTTAAAGTTTGATGTCTTCAAGATGCCGCCACCTGCTGGGGACGGCCTTTGTTGAAGCTGCCCTGCAGAACCATACACGCCGAGCGAAATCTTGAGCTGCGCAATCTCCTTTAGGCCAAAGCGCGCAGGACAGATAAGCTCGCCCTCTTTCGTGCGTGGGTCGTATCCGCCTAAAGAGGTCTTGCGTGGGGTGCAATCCCACTCAGCCGGGATGCAGATGTGCTCCCAACCAGACAAGTCAGTAAGGATATGACCGCTAATGTCTTTCTCATGCAGCCGCTGCATGACTGTGACCATCGCATCTGTTTTTGGGTTGTTAAGACGGGTGGACCACACTTGGTCAAACCATTCTAAGGAACTGTTCCGCATGGCCTCGGACTGCGCGTCTTGGGCACCATGCGGGTCGTCTAGAACTAGACGCGATCCGCCTTCACCTGTTGCCGTACCACCCACGGAGGTCGCAATTCGGTAGCCTGTCTTATTGTTCTCGAACCGTTGTTTTGCGTTCTGGTCGCCTGACAGCGTAAAGACGTGGCCCCAACGTTCTTGGTACCACGGGGACTGTATAAGTCGGCGGGCTTTCAAGTTATCGCGTATGGACAGAGTCCCTGAGTAACTTGCAGCAAGGAACTTCTGCTCTGGTGCTTTGATCCACTCCCACATAGGCCACATGACGGACACAATCGTACTTTTACTATTGTGCGTGCAAATGTAACCCCGACCAGCTTGAAATAGCCCGTCAGGCGCCGCAACAGCAAGGCATTGCGTTTTATCTTGGACTTCAAGCTTTTCAACTTTGAGATAGCGCCCAAATTTACGCTCTGTTTTCTTTGTACGCGCTTCTTTGCGCTGAAGCTTGAAAATATCTTGCGCATGGAACGTGACAAGAAATTGAGTCCCGTAGGACTTTTCGCCAATCCAGGATGCGTGCTCTGTTTTGAAGGCCTTAATGCCAAGACTGCGCAGCAGTTCACAAAACTGGTCAACAAAAGCCTCTTTTTTCTGCGAGAAAATTAGTTGTCCAGATTTTGAAGCGCAACCGTCTGTGTCCATAAGCCCACGTAGTAATTCAAAGCGCTGCGTAACAGATGCTTCTAAATACTGCTGAGGGATATGCTTATTTTGGAGCAAGTTTAGGCTACGCAGCTTGTCCCGCATGCCAAGACACCCAAAACTGTCTTGGTGCTTTTGGTCTGTTGTCTTTACGCCCAGCGCTTCGTACGCAGCACGCGTTTCTGGCTGGTCTGAAATATGACACGCAATTCGGCTGTCATGACTGGAACCGTCACCTAGCCAAGAACCTAGCACGTACGGCGGGATGGGTAGCTCTTTTTCAGGATACACGGCCGCTTTTGCATCGGGCAACATTGGTTGTCTAAAGTCCTTAGACCGTATGCTGGGTCGCATATCCACGCCGCCACCGCGTTTTGTTCGCAAGAACCAGCCCTGCTCACGCATCCAAAGCTGCTCAGTAGTATATGTGTGAAAAATGCCTAAGTCACGAGTTAGACGGACTGTCCAGAGGTGCTCCCCGTCTGTGTCTATATACGTTCTGTCGTCGGTCCAGCAACGATAGATGTCGCGTGCTGTAAATACTTCAGACTTACCCAGCACTTGTGTGGGTTGCCCAGATACTCCAAACACAAAGTCGCCTGGTTGCACGTCTTCAATAGCTTTGAAGCCGTTTGTTGTTGGGATTGGTGTTCCAAGACGCAAAGCGTGTCTCGGTGGAATGTTGATCAGCAGGCGCCTAATTTCGCCGTTGCTAACTGCTTCGAGATGGGTACAGATTTCCTCAATATGCCAGGAGGGGATGAAGGGGACACCCGGTTCGACTGTAGCCCAGGACTGCTTAACAAATTCGTATAATGAGTTCTCAGCCGCACGACGAAGCTGCTCGTGCTTGATTAAGTCAGCAAGAACCTCGGGTGACAGATTGGCACCCATAGCTAGCCCTTATTTGCATCAACTACGGCAAGGGCTACAGATTTTGCAACAAGCGCTTGCATTTGCTGTAGGTCTGTATCAGAAAGACCTTTTAGGGAGCCTGCTACAAGGTGTAGGGGGTTTTCTGCGTCACCTTTGAGGACCACGGACTGTGTGGGGGAGGGGAGGAGCTTGCTAATTGCTCCGATAAAGACGCGGGCGTTCGCAGGGTCCTCACGGACAAAATCCACGAGCCAACTTGCGCCGCCTAATTGGTCAAAAGCATCCCGGAATACCTCACGCAGCTGTTTGACAACAATATTAGGCCCCACCGACTGCGAAAGCGGTGTGGCTCGGATTTGTTGAGGGATGACTTCTGGGATTAGTGCCATTTAAATATTATAGGCCGTATTGCGGGCTTTGCGATATAATGTTTCAACGTTATTTCGGAGCACATAATGCTATTACGGAACTGTAAAATCTGTGGTTTTGAGGGGCCGTATGACCGGGACGGGGTGACAGCTCGTTTGCGCGGGTTCCATGGGTACGTGTGCTGGGACTGTGTGCTCGAAGAACAACGTACTTGGCGGGGGACAGACCTGGGGCGGGAGCAATCTCGTGAAATTACGGCAGCGTATCGTTTGCGCAAAGCCCTGAAGGCACGTACGGTCGGCTAAAGGAGGCCACGTCGCGCCGAACTGTGCGACTGATGCGTACGTATATAAAACGAAAATAATGCGACGGTGACAGCCCAACGTTGGGCTTTTAATTTGGAATTTTTCTGGAAAATTTTGGGGTGCTTTGTGACTTTGGGTCTTTGGGTCTTTGGGTCTGTATGGCTTTGGTGACTGGTAGTTTAGAATTGGAATTTTTCCGGTGTACGTAGGTCTGCTTGTTGAATTCTATGGTCCGCTCCAGGGGCCCTCCCCGGGGGGTCAAACCGGTGCGTTACATATATCTTAGATTACCTGTTAGTAACTCTATGTACCGGCTAGTAACTCTATGTACCTGTTAGTAACTCTATGTACCTGTTAGTAACTCTATGTACCGGTTAGTAACTACACATACTCATCGGGCTAAGTCTAACCTCATCGGGCTAAGCCTAGCCTCATCGGGCTAAGCCTAACCTCATCGGGCTAAGCCTAACCTCATCGGGCTAAGCTAACCTCATCGGGCTAAGTCTAACCTCATCGGGCAAGACCCATACTCCCCAGTACCATCGTTACAAAGTGTTGCACTTTATTTGTGTACAAAGGACTTCGTTTGTGGTATACGCATGCATGCTCGCATCGCGCTTTAAAGATGGTCTAAACCGTTACAAACTGTTGCACTTTACTATTGTACTTCTTCTAGTTTCTTGCTATAATTAACTCATGCAACAAATAACTGCTGCATACAACCAACCGGAGTATACCATGGCACGCAAAGCAAAGTCCCAAATCGTTCTCGAGACACCAGTCGTCGAAGAAGTTCAAGCCGAAGTTCAAGCCGAAGTTCAAGCCGAAGTTCAAGCCGAGACACCAACCACCGAGTGGGTTGACCCCATCAAGTGGATTGAAGAACCGGCCCCAAGTTTAGATCAAGCGATGACCAATGTCATTAAGACAAAGACTCACAAGCAAGTCAAGACCGTGAAGACCGGTGTGGGCGCACAAATATTGTTCTTGATTGCCCAAGGCGAGCTCTCCAACAAAGAGATCGTGGCCAAGGTTCTTGAAGACAACCCACTTCGCAAGACAACATATGCCTGCGTGGCTTGGTACAAGAGCCAAGTTGCGGCGGGTAAGATCGACTTGCCTAAGGCTGAAGAAGAGACCAACGAAGAAGCCGAAACAATTGCCGAAGAATAAAGTCTAGATTGATGGGGGTATAATGTGCCTCCATTGACCTACGCTTTGTGGGACTTATGAGGAAGAACTATGACTACGAAATTGAACCAAGACAAGTATGCTCGGGCCGTCGAAGCACTCAAAACATTGGGCATGACACCTCAAGACTTCATTGACTTGAACATGGTTGCATGCTTAGAGGCATGGAGTGAGGCTTTTGATACATCCAACATAACCCCCGAAGAGATCGTCGAGATGGAGGAAGAATACCATTTGGAACGTTGTGCGGCGGCTTTGTCCATGTTCAAGGAGGCTTGATCATGTCACTAAGATCTATGTGGTTGATGCATTATGTGAGGTGCAAGGAACTAAATGTCAAGCCGTTGGGGGAGGAAACCTTCAAGCGGGTTGCATGGAAGCTAGTCCGAAGCACGTTGGGCTAAGAACGAAGGGCATTTTTGAATGCCCTTCGCCTTTTGGGGGCGAAAATTCGGGCGGTCAGTCGGCCGAATGCGATCGACAACACTGTTCAGAAAGGTGCTTAAAACGCACCACGATGGCCCACGTCGCACCGTTTTTCGTTCGACGTATATTCGTATCAGATTTCGATTCGGTGCGACGTGGGCTCCCCAACGTTGGGCTTAGAGCCTTGCGGAGGAGCTCAGAACTACCAGTTTGAAGCGAGTCCCGTCAAAATTGGTCGGGGGAAAGACCAGACTGCGATTTAGATCCAAGCTTAGTTGTTTTGGGCTGGTATGTGCGCACGAACAGACTGGTTCTGATGGGGTCGAATATCCTGCTGTTTTGGGCCAAAATGGCAGGTTCTTACCAATTTCTTCCTGCTTTTTGGCCATTTCGTGCACGATGTGCGTCAAAAACTGCAGATGTGACGTGTTTTCCACGCACAACGACACGCGCAAAACTTTTCAGAAAATCAGTATTACTAATATTGGTATATGATATTTATATTGTTATTAATAAAACAAACACGTGCTGACACACTACACAATTAAAACACGCAAATTTTGGCTCTTTTCAGCCTGAATTTCTCCCCAAAGTACGTCGTATTTAATGTTTTTGTGTTAAAATATTAATTTAACACGAGGAGCTACGTATGAAACAATGCAAAGTCTGTGCCCAAGTTAAGCCCTATGATCCAGCACAAAGATACCAGTCCAAAGCTAGCGGGTTCTTTGGCAATGTTTGCTGGGCTTGCCACATCAATGCACAACGGTTACGCATGCAACGGTTACGCGTGCCTGTACCCATAGAACGTAGCGCTCAAAGCGTACCCGTACCCATAGACCTTAGCCACAAGTACCCAAAGCAATGGGCTTTACATGAGGCCTACTTAAGGCTCAAAGAACTTCAAGCTCGTGTAAAAGACACTGAAAGAATTTTATCCATAAAGATACGACAGGCTAAGCACTACCCCAGTCTGTTCCCCACCGATACAGAGATCCAAGCACGTGATACTGCATATAAAGAACTTCAAGCACAAGAAGCGCTCCTTGTCCAACTACAGGGAACCCAAAATGAAAATCTGTGAAGACTGTAATCAAGAAAAGCCCTTTGACGCCGCCGCCCCCGCAAGGACCAAAGCCAGTGGATTCTACGGTTGGTACTGCTGGGATTGCTACATACAAAACACACAAGAACGTGCCCAGCGGAAAGGTATAGAGCGTAGTCCAGAATACGTAGCGCTCCAAGCTCAACGCAAAGCACTCACAACCAAGTACAAAGAAGAACTTGGGGCTATTACTGCAAGACTGCTTAGCTTAAACCAAATGAACAAGGTGGCAAAGGCACAAAAAACCCAAGAAAAAGCCAAAGTACAAAAAGTACAAAAAGCTTCATGCCCAAGGGGCTATGTACCTTGCAGCAAGCCCTACGGTACACAGGTACAAGAAATTCAAGATGAACTAGCTATGGCCACTGATCCAGCCCAACGTACTATGCTTGAAGACAAGTTACGCGTAACACAGAGCAAAGCTGCAAAGTACGGGCCTACTGCGTTTGATTACGTAAAGAAGACAGTAGGAAAGGACAAAGATGAAGCTTAGATACTGTGCCCAATGTCTTACGAAGAAGCCCTATGATCCTATACCAAAGAAGAACTCTGTGGCGTCAGGATTCAAGGGCAACGTGTGCTATGCGTGCATAAAGCTGGAACAAAGTAAGCCAGTAACTGCTGGATTAACTCCAAAAGAGCAGGCATATCGAGATCACTTGGCTGAATTAGCACGAGTACGTGGGTAAACTACTAGTTACTAGCCCGTTTTAAAACGTACTAAAAGGCCAAACACGTGCTGACACAACACACGAATTAAACACGAAGGGCTTGGTAGTTGGATCCGGCGGCGAACTAGCCTACCAATAACTCAGCTTTAATGCCTAATGTGTTGTGAAAATATTATGTTACCAAGAGCACATAACGTCGTATAATTAATGCAGCTGGACTACTGTGGTTGGTAGTATCCAGTCGCAGTATAGGATGCCCGGGGCGAAAATCTCGGGCATTTCTTTCTAGCTATTACCAACCTTTACTGCTAGCTGCCAACCAACCATGTCTGCTTCAAACCACGCAATAAAACCCACGCTCTATGAACCAGCCCCAGCCCACGTTAATGACCCAGTCTCTGCAGGCTTCATGCTTGCGGACTTGGCACGCAGCGGACTAACTCCCGAGGACCTTCAAGCGTACCCCATCGGTAATGTCTTTGGAGTTGGGCGATACATCATACCGTACCATGTCCCACAAATGTGGGTTTGTAGAGCTGATACCACAACAGATAAGTACAAAGGTCCTAAGGGCCAAACCGATCTGTTCATACCCCCAACAAAGTATCCGAAGTCCTCTACGCTATGGCTTATTGAGGGGGAGAAGAAATCGGCGAAGTTCTCTAAGCACTTCGAAGTATTCTCCGCAGGACTACGCGGTTGTCGTGGGTTCTCAATGGGCTCAATTCTGCACCCCACCCTCGTAGCACTACTCCACAATGCCAAAGAAGTTAACGTAGTATTTGATGGGGACATTGAAACCAATGTGCAGATCCAATACGCAGCAACTACGCTCGCGTCCCTCCTCAAAGCACTGAGCATCCCATTAAATATCTTCAAGCCTCCTTTTGCTAAAGGTGTAGACGACTGGCTCGTAGAGGATCCAGAAGGGCTACTCGAAGAACTAGTACAGATCCCTGTAGAGTCATTGCAAGCTTCCCGCAAGCAAGTCTTACAAGAGGCAAAGATAACAGTAAACGAGGATGGCAAGTTCGAGCGCAATGAGTATAACGCTTTGCAGCTAGTCAAATGTCTTTATTCCAAGCGCTTGTATGACGACAAACGACTTGGCGTTATCTTTGATGGTGCCCAATGTATTAATCTTGATAACGTGAAGTTTGAGATACTTACGCACTTCCAGCAGCACATAGACGCAAAGTTTTCAAAGCCTGTAGTTTATACCTCCGTAGGCGGTTACCTTGGGACTACGCAGACAGACCTTGTACGTGATGCAGCAAGAGCAGCAGTGTGGGACAAAATACCTCGGCTAGAAACCTGGGGCCCACAGTACTTAAAAGTGGCAGAAGGTGACAAGCGCATCTGCGAAGAGTTTGGGCGCATGCTCATGACTGCTTTTGCACTACGTATCGCCCGACCCGGCACCAAAGCAGACTTTGCGTTCATGCTCGTTGGTCCGCAAGGTACGAGGAAGACGACCTTTCTTGAGACACTTGCCACATTTGATGGCTATAAGCTCTACCATGCCATTGATAACCTCCCAACAGGCACATCAACCCAACAACGGCATAGCATGGTGAAATGTGCCCGCTCAGTTATTGTAGACATGGCTGAGGGTATTATCCTTGATTCGCGGGGTGCATCACACGAGAATATCAAGCAATACATCTCCCAGACAGAAGATACGCTACAAGTGTTGTACCAAAATGATCCACGCGTAGAACCTCGTGGCTACATCATTTGTGGTGCCACTAATCGCTCAGATATTACATCAGACAAGTCGGGTTCTCGCCGGTTCATCGCACTAACAGTTGAGTGGTGTACGGCTATCCCCTACGACATTAAGCTCCAGCTAATTGCAGAAGCGCTTGAAACTACGATCCTTGATGAGAACGACCCGCTAGTCTGGTGGAAGTCACGTATTACTATGGACGATGTGGACCAAGAACTACGCGCTGAGAACCCACATATCGACTCCCCACAAGAACTGCTTAATTTGAAGTTCACCAAGCACGATGAATTCACAAGCCATATTATCCAAATGATCGAAGGCGAGATCTTTCCGAAGACTAAAGCAGAAGGCCACCAGTTTATTACAGCTAAGTACATTGCGGATAAGATGAACGAAGATAGTCGTGAGGTCACAACAATCAGCCTTGTAGCCCGTATCCTTCGCAGTTTATGTACATCCCCAACCTTCCCCTACGCTTTAGCTCCCGCTAGAAAGAGACTTAGTCAACTGACTCTAAACGAATGGCAAGTAAAGTCTCTGTCAAATGGCATTGCTAACAACGATTCGGCGCTCCCAGGCTACGTGATGAACAAAAAAGTTCCACGCGTTGTATAAACTGGTAGTCCACAGCCGACGAATCAGAATTTCGTGCATAAACGTACACGACGAACGGCCGTAATAGTGCCCAAAAATATCTCTAAAGCAGGCTAAATAAGTGCATCGTTGGTAAAATTTGCTGTTATAATACATGTAGCAGCAAATAACTTGCTGCGCTTACTCGAAAGAACTTATGCCTACTATCTCAAAGAAAATCGCTGACGAGCTTATCGCTGGCAAGGGTATGTACCCCGGAGACTTAACCCGCGTTGTCAAAATTGTTAAGTACCAAAATGCGTTTGATGGCACAGACGCGTACGGAGCAATTTATGACGGTCGTGACCTTGATACGTATACTGAAACCGACTTTATACGCAATCCGGTAGTCTACTGGGAGTACAAAGCTGCCGTAGCGTTTACACCCCAGCAGCTTGCTAACTGGCGCGCATTTGAATTGGCGCGTCTTGATGGTTCGTTCAACATGTTTTCCCCTGAAGCGCGTAAAACTACGGGCTTGTCTATTACAGACTACCAGTTCGCAATGAAAAACTACAGTGCGCTCAAGGATGCACAATGACACGCATCAATCTCGTTGAGCCAAGCAGCTTGCACCAAAAGCACTTGCTTGCAGAATACCGCGAACTGCCCCGTGTGTTTGCTTTAGTGCAAGCTGCAGAGCTCCGTGGTTTACGCCCAGGTACAGCGGGTATACCAGCTGAGTTTTGTCTTGGCACTGGCCACGTAAAGTTCTTTTACAATAAGCTTCAGTTCTTAACTGACCGCTTCTATCAGCTTGTTACTGAGTGCAAAGCACGTGGCTTCAATATAGCGCACACCCAACCGCCGTTTGTCATTACAAGTAGCTGGTGGTGGGGCAACTACACACCTACGCCGCAAGCCATAGCGCTTAGCGCAGCTCGAATTAAAGAAAGGACACCAAAATGACGTTCAAGCCTATGTTATCTGCGACTGTAACAGATCGTAACAAACTGCAGTTCCCCTACTTAGCATCACCCAAGCTTGATGGCATTCGCTGCATCATTCGTGGTGGTGAAGTGCTTAGCCGCAGCCTTAAGCCCATCCGTAACAAGTTCATTGTCAGCAAACTCAAGGACCTCCCTGACCTTGATGGGGAGCTTATTGTCGGCAGTTCATATGTTGGTGACGTGCTAAACCGTACCACACGAGGCGTTATGTCCGCTGAAGGCACACCAAGCTTCTTGTATCATGCCTTCGACACTTTGCACGACCTGTCTGCCCCCTTCCACCGGCGGCTGGAGCAGGTACCTATGCAGGAGTTTGTCCAGCATGTGCCGCATACTATGATCCATAGCCTTGCGGATCTGCAGGACTACGAGGCTAGTGCCTTGGACATCGGGTATGAGGGGGTGATGTTGCGCGGTCCGGACGCGACTTACAAATGTGGACGCGCTACTGCCACTGAGAACTCTTTGTGGAAGCTCAAGAAGTTCACTGACGGGGAGCTGTGCGTTAGTGAGGTGCGTGAGGGCGTTATGAACATTAATTATCCCACAACAGATGCGCTTGGGCGCACAGTCCGCAGCAAGCACCAGGACGGCATGATCCCCAACGGACAAGTCGGTACAATCATAGGGCATGACCTCAAAACAGGCCAGCTGCTTGAGATCTCCCCCGGCAAGATGATCAAAGACCAGCGACAATGGTACTGGCGCAATCAGCACCTTATTCTAAACCAAGTTGTTAAGTACAAGTGCTTTGATTATGGAAGCATCAATGCACCACGATTTGCTACCTTTCAAGCTTTCCGTGACCCGCTTGACATGTGAGAAATAAATTCTGTACAGTAACAAAGTTGCGATATAATAACTGCATACTCGAAAGAACTTATGACATATACTGTAACCAACTACCCAAGTGCGGCGGCACTCAAACGTGATTTTGACAAAGGCGTCTTGATAGCAATTAAAGAACCTGGGCCATTTCCATGTGCTAGTGACGGCACAGTGTATCTTGAAGGTCCGCACTACCCAAAACCGCATCGCTGGTATCTTGCAGTGCAGGTTACAAACGGCTTTATCAGCAAGATCCTGAAATGACGTTTAGTAGGGCTTACGCACGAGCCCTACTGAGCTGGCATTTTGCGAGTACACTTGAAAGAACTTATGAAACTTGTTTTAACTACGGAGGAAGTCAAGGCTTTGTTGATTGCTAAAATTAACAAAGAGTTCAAGACGGACTTCAATGATGTTACCTTCAATGGATATTCTCAATTCCATGAAGCCACGTTCGTATTTGTCAAGCCTGACAGCATCGATGCTGCTGATGAGGCGCAATCATGACCCTCGGTGAATCTATCGATGCACTCTACACAGCGCGTGCGGCAAGACTTGCGAAAGCTAAAGAGGTTAAAGACCTTCAAGTTGTGGAATCCAAAGCCAAAGCCGAAGTACTTAAACTTTTGGGCGAAGCAGGCCTTGAAAAAGCAAGTGGTAAGCTTGCTACTGCAGGCATTCTGACAGACGATGTGCCCTATATTAAAGACTGGGATGCGGTCTACGGGTATATCAAAGCAAATGATAGGTTTGATTTGCTCCAAAAGCGAATTGGCACAGTAGCTTGGCGGGACCTTTTTAACGACGGAATTTTGGTCCCAGGGACCGAAGCAGCTAAGGACACTGACTTGTCCCTGTCAAAATCAACGAGGACTTAATTATGTCTAAGAAACCAGAAACTACGTCTGAGACCAAAGCACCTGAAGCCCCAAAAACGGCGCTTGTAAGTATTCAGGACCAGATAGCTGCGCAGCTTGCGCGACAACAAGAAACTGCGCAAGGCCTTCGTTCCAGTGGTAGCTACTTGGGGTTTAAGAACGCACAGCTGAAAGTGGACGGAATTAGTATTCCAGCCAATCAGCTTGACGTACGTGTCCTTGCAGTGATCAGTGAGCGCGCGTACTACTCGAAGGAGTTTGATGCTGATGCTGTGCAAGTGCCCGATTGTTATGCGCTTGATAGCAAAGAGCCACATGACCAAGCTGCGCATGTACAAGCGGCTACTTGCGCAGACTGCGACCACAATAAGTGGGGCTCCGCAACACGTGGTAAAGGCAAGGCCTGTCGTGAGTCTGCTCGTGTGATCGTCATCCCTGCAAACGTGCCTTTGGCTTCGGCTCAAATGTACACAGCCAAGCTTCCTGTGACATCACTGCCAACGGTGACGTCTTTCACAAGTCGTTGTGGGCAAGCAAACAAGCTGATGGGTGAGTTCGTGACCAAGCTGAGCGTGACTGAGGATCGCAAAACATTTTTCAAGGTGCATCTTACACCGGTTGAGGTTACTCCTGAGATGGACATGCCAGCACTTCTGCAGCGTCAAGACGATGCATACAGACTTGCGCTTACGCCCTACCCACAGATTGATACTGATGCCAGCGAAAATACTTGATTATCAGACATACTTCAGAAACCGTTCTATTATAGATCCGGTTTCTGGATGTTGGCTTTGGCAAGGCGGTACATTTAGCACTGGCTATGGCTATATGCGATATAAAGGCAAAGCTGGGGTACTAGCGCATAGAGTATGCTATATAGCATACAAGGGGCCAATACTAAATGGCTTATTTGTATGTCATGAATGTGATAATCCGCTTTGTGTAAACCCAGAGCACCCTACTGCAGCAAACCAAGCGTACAACCATAAAGGTATGGTACTGCGTGGGAGATCTGCAGTGGGCGAAGCTTGCGCACGTAGTAAACTAACTGCAGAAAAAGTTAGAGCAATTCGTGCAAGCGCTGAGCTAAACGTATCACTAAACGACCTTGCAGCAAAGTTTGGTACTACATTTGCAAATATTGGATATATCCTTCGTCGTGATACGTGGAAACACGTTGAGTAACCTCCGGAGCCCAGTCATCTTGTCATGATAGCTGGGCCTTTAGCCCTAGACCTCAAAATCTAGGGCTCTTTTTACACTTGAAAGAACCTATGAAACTTGCTGCTTTTGACTACGAGTCACATGGAATCGAAGATCGCCCAAAGTATCCGCCTCAGCCAGTAGGCCTTGCTATTTACGTGCAAGGTTCTGAGCCCGTGTACTATGCCTTTGGGCACCCAACGGGCAACAACTGCACGGAAGCAACTGCAAAGAAGAAGCTCAAAGAGCTCTTTGATGACCCTGAAGTAGAACTGATTGCACATAATTTGTCTTTCGATGCTTCTATTGCAGAAGAGAAGTGGGGTTTAACAATACCCTGGGACCGCGTACACGACACGATGGTCCTTGCGTTCTTACAAGATCCCTTTGGCGAGTTGTCACTTAAGCCCCTTGCAACGCAATGGCTTCAAATGCCCCCCGAAGAACGTGATGCGGTGAAAGAATGGCTTATCAAGAATGGTAAGTGTCGTGACACCAAAGGCTGGGGCGCATACATTTGTGAAGCGCCGGGTGAGCTGGTGGGTGCGTATGCCATCGGTGACGTTGTGCGGACACTTGACTTGTTCACGCTTCTGTTTGAGTATGTAAAGACTACAGGCATGGAAGCTGCGTACCGTCGTGAGCTTGCGCTTATGCCGCATATCCTATGCATGGAGCAGCGTGGGCTTAGGCTTGACGGCAAAATGCTCAGTGCTGATGTGGACACGTACTTTCAGCACCTTGATGACCTTGATCAGACCATCTGCGATATTCTTGGCACGCAGGTTGACGTTGACAGTGGTGCGCAGCTTGCAGACGCAATTGAAGCCGCGGGGATGTCAAAAGGTTTTGCTACAACCCCAACAGGGCTGCGTAGTACCGCGAAAGAAAGTCTTATTAATGCAATCAACAATCCTACTCTTTTGGGGCATTTACTTGTGCGTGGTAGCGTGGCTACTTGTTTGCGTACTTTCATGACACCATGGCTTGACCAGTACAACAAGCATGGTCGGCTTTACGTCCGTTGGAACCAGGTTCGTAACTACTCAGACACCGGTGCTCGTACAGGCCGCATCAGCAGTTCCCCCAACTTGCAGAACATTCCTGTTGAGTGGGAAGGCCTAAAGTCACAGCTTGCAAAAATTGGGTATGAATTACCATTTCCACTACCACAAGTGCGCAAGTACGTCATACCAGACGAAGGCAAGGTCTTCATCGACCGAGATTACTCCGCACAAGAGCTTCGGTTACTTACGCACTTTGCCCCTGGCAAGCTACTTGCAGAACTTGAAATTGATCCAACTGCAGATATACATCAAATTGCAGCTAAGATTGCAGGTATCTCGCGCAAAGAAGCTAAGACCCTTGCTTTTGCTGTCTTGTATGGTGCTGGGGTTGGTAAAATAGCAGAATCGCTGCATATGTCTGTGGCTGAAGCAACACGTGTCAAAGAGCAGTACCTCAAAGCACTGCCTGAGATTAAAGCTCTAACCAAGCGCGTGCAAGATGCTGGCAAGAGCCGCTCGTTTATTACCACGCTTGGTGGGCGCCAGTACTATTCGCAGAAGCCTACTGTTGTCAAAGGCATGTGGAAGAGCTTCGAGTACAAGCTTACCAACTATCTTATACAGGGATCAGCCGCGGATGCCACGAAGCAAGCTATGATTGCGTACTGCAATGCTACAAAGCACGGCAATCTTGTCCTGTCAGTGCATGATGAGCTTGTAATCCAAGTGCCAGCAGAGCATCTTGAAGCTGAGTCTGCCTTGCTTGAAACATGCATGAATGGCAGCTTTCAAGAAGAGCTGAAGTATAAAGTAATTTCAACCGGCTCAACAGGCCACAACTTCGCAGAGGCATCGGCATGACAAAACAGTTCAAAGACCCCTGGGGATACAGCAAGCTCGAGACATTTGAAAAGTGTCCAGCTAAGTTCCAATATCAGTTCATCCAGAAGTTGTCGCAGCCAGGCTCAGCCGCAATGGAACGCGGCTCGAAGATGCACGAGAATATCGAGTCGTATCTCAACGGCTGGATCAAAGAGCTCATTCCTGAGTGCCAAAGCTTTCAAGAAGCAATTGATGGTTTGAAGGCTGAAAAGTACGTGGCCGAGCAAGCTATTGGCCTCGACAAAGATTGGAACAAGCTCCCCGACTGGTTTGATAAAGCCACATGGATCCGCGCCAAAGCTGATGCAATGTACGTCTCAGGCGACAAGCTTGTGGTCATCGATTTCAAGAGCGGGAAGTACCGCATCCCCTCAACAGACCAAGTCGAGCTGTACGCAATTGTGGGTGGGGCCTTGTATCCTGAAGTCACGCAAGTTACTGCAGAGTACTGGTACTTAGACACTGATGAGGTATATTCACGCGATTACACCCAAGCAGAGCTCAAAGAACTTCGCAAGAAGTTTGAGCGCCGGGTCGCACCCATGTATGTCAATACTACGTGGGAACCGCAGCCAAGCATGGAATGTAGGTGGTGCCCGTATTCTCGTACAAAATCAGGCCCTTGTAAGTTCTAAGTAGAGGTGCACATATGTCTTCCAAAGCTTGGCGTGAAGCTAATATAGAGAAGTATGCAGCCACGCATCAAACGTGGTTAGCCACTTGCGCAGCTAAGAACGTTCCGTTAACAGACTACCCGGGCCTTCTTGAAAAGTTGTATAGCCGCTGCGTGGCTATAGACAACTGTTTACAATGGGCAGGGGCTGTAACTAGTAGTGGCTACGGTTTAGTTGGTATACCAAAAACAGGCCGCACGATGCTAGTTCATCGTTTAGCTTTCATCTTGCTAAATGGCGAGGTACCTAGCTCACAAGTAGTCATGCATAGTTGCAGTAATAAGTTATGCATCAACCCACAGCATTTGTCGCTTGGTAGTTACGGCGATAATTTACGCACAGCATGGTCTAAGCATGAACGCGTTTTTGGCGAATCGCAGCTTCAAACAAAAATACGAGCATGGGTAACTGCGCATAAGGGGCTATGTACAAAGCTTTCAGCCGGGCACGCAGGGGGCATGCCCGATTTGCTTGTGCTAAGTCCGTATGGACAAGTTCTATTTGTCGAGCTTAAGATACCTGGAAATACGCTATCAAAACGTCAGCATGCTATGCATGAAAAACTTGCAGAATACCAGCAATTTGTTGTAGTGCTTTACACATACGAAGATGCTGTGCGCGTACTTACAAATTTGTGGGAGCAAGGGGCTGCAAATGTCGCAAATAGTACTTGATGCAGTTGGGGTTCATGGCGATACGGGTAGACTCGACGGAGCAGTTCAAGACTTGCTTGCTGGGTTTGCTTCACCTGAATGGAAACCACACGGCTATCAAGAAAGGGGAATAGAATGGCTAGTGCAGCGTATAAGTGGAGCGCTCTTCTTAGCTCCTGGTATGGGGAAAACGAGTATTGCGCTTGCCGCGATCAAGTTTTTGCAAAAAGAGGGTCTTGCTCGACGTATCCTTATTTTAGCTCCACTCACCGTTTGCGTGACGACGTGGATCTCGGAGCCCCAAAAGTGGCGTCAGTTCCAAGACTTGAAAGTAGGCCTAGCACATGGAACGAATAAGCAACAAGTGCTTCGCGATCCAAAGTATGACATCGTAGTCATGAACTACGATGGACTTGCTTGGGCTGCACCAGTTCTTGCGAAAGGCCATACGTTTGGTGTACTAATATGTGATGAGATAACTAAGCTCAAGCATACTAGTTCTAAGCGCTTCAAGCTTATCAAGCCACTGCTCCCCTCCTTCACCTTCAAATGGGGCCTAACAGCTAGCCCTACAGCTAATGGTCTTATTGACTTGTTTGGGCAGGTTTATGTGCTTGATATGGGCCACCGGTTGGGGCGGTATATTACGCATTTCCGTGCAAAGTACTTCCATCAAGAACCTTGGGACCAATATCGCTATTTCATCACCCCTGAAAAAGCGGACTTGTTGACATCACAGCTAACTGATCTTGCAATGTACATGGATCCGAAGGACTACCTAGTTCTACCCGGGCTCTTAGACGTTGTGCGACCAGTTAAGCTCAAAGGCATGGCCGACTATAAGTTCTTACGTGACGAGTTCATCCTCAAGGTGCAGAATACTACAATCACAGCTGTTAATGCCGGGGTCTTAACCAATAAGTTACGGCAGTTCACAGGTGGGGCTTTGTACATTGAGGAGCAACAGTACAAAGAAGTTGGTACAGACAAGCTTGATGCGCTTGTAGAATTAGTCGAAGAGCTCAATGGTGAGCCTTTGATTGTTGCCTACGAGTTCAATCATGAGGCTGAGCGTCTACTTAAGACTTTCCCCACCGCACGTGCTATTCGCGGTGGCATGAGCACCAAAGAAATCCAAAGTATCGTTGCTGACTGGAGCGCTGGGGAGATTCCGGTGCTGCTTATTCAACCCCAGGCAGGCGCACACGGGATTAATCTACAGGCCGGTGGTTCTGCTATTTGCTGGTACAGTCTTACGTATAATCTAGAGAACTACCAGCAGCTAATTGCCAGAATCTACAGGCAAGGGCAAAAGTCTATTGTTAGAAACTATCTGCTTGTAGCGCAAGGTACTGTAGACGAAGCGCTAGTCCAGATTCTTAGTGACAAAGATGCAACGCAGGAGCGTGTTTTCCAGACACTAAAAAATTATGCTACGGGGCAAATAATTTGAGAAATTTACTGTAAAAATGAAAAAGTAGCGATATAATTACTTTACAGCAAGATTATGCTGCGTAACCTAACTTGAAAGAACTGTATGGCTAAGCAAACTATGTCCGAGATCCTCGTTGCCTATAACACGCTTGCTGCTGCTCAAGGCAAAGACGAAGTGAGCAGCTTCAAAAACCTCGCCGCTGCACGCGCAGCTCTTAAATCTCTTGAAGGAACTACCATGACCGACTCCACTGAAACTGAATCCACCGAAGCAACTGAAGTTGAAACTTCTGGTGCACCTGGCCTTGATACGCCTACGCCAAAAGGCGAACGTTACAACAGCACTGGCAAACGCGGTCCTGCACAAGGTATTGGCAAGTTTGCCAAAGACTTGATCGCGATGGGCAAAACCAATGCAGAAGTTTTGGCTGATGTGCTGGCCGAGTTTCCTACTGCCAAAACAACCACAAATTGCATCGCATTCTACCGCGCCAAGGTGGTTGCGGCCAGCAAAGTTGAAGCTCCAGCTGAAGAAGCTGCGGCGACTGAAGAAGCTGAAGCTTAATTCAAGGCTTTGCGCATAACCCAAAGGGCTCGTAATGAGCCCTTTATTACTTGGAGAATAGTATGGATAGAGCACGTTTTTTAGAACTTTGTACACCCGTTGCAGAACTTGCTGAACGCAAGTCGCAAGACTATCAAGGTGGGCCTGTAAAGCATGTAGAGTACTTTGTATTTGGGCATAAGTCATTTGTGCAGATGCTACGTACTAAGGTCTTGCGCTTGACGTCCCTCGTAAGCTCAGACACAAAGCCCAACTTTGAAGGCATTGCTGACTCGGTCGATGACTTGTTAGCCTATACGGTCTTTTATCTGGATTACCTGCACCCGAAAGCTACTGAGGCCAAAGTACCTACCGCTACGTTCTCAAAGCCTTACCGGGAGCTCAAAGATGAGTAAGTTCGAGCACGACTACAGACGGCTGCTCGCAACAGTAGCCACGCATGGTGAGCACAGGCCTAGCCGCGCAGGCTTTACAGTCGGCTGTTTTGGTATGATGCTGCATATCGACTGCCTTGAAGAAGGGCGGTTTCCACTTTTAACCCAGCGCAAAGTACATACTGCTGGGGTTCTTGGCGAACTTGCTGCGTTCTTACGGGGTGCTACAGATCTCCAGACGTTCAAGGACTTTGGTTGCAACTACTGGGATGCCAACGCTGCAGCTTGGCTCCCGAATCAGGGCGTGCCTATAGACAAGCAAATTGTTGGGCACATCTACGGTGCACAATGGCGTAATTGGGCAAGTGAAGATGGCGCAATCAACCAGGTTGAGCGGCTTGTACGGAGCCTGCAGCAAGATCCGTATGGGCGACGGCATCTGCTTACAACGTATAACCCTGCAGAGCTAGACAAAGGCTGTTTACCACCCTGCCATCTACTTACGCAGTTTAATGTACGTACATCGCAGCGCTTAGACTGCGCAGTTACTATGCGGTCTGTGGACCTTTGTCTTGGCTTACCCAGCGATATTATTTTGTACGCTGCGCTATTGCTAATACTTTGTAACGAAACTGGTTATCGCCCCGGCAAGCTGACTTTTATGCTAGGCGACACGCACATCTATAGAAATCATCTTGATACGCTCCAAGAACATGCTGCGCGGCCTATGCTAGCACTGCCAACGTACAGCATTAGCCCTGCTGCAACGGTCGACAGCTTTGTTCCAAGTGACCTTACCTTTATTGACTACAAACACTCGGGAGTACTTAACTATGCATTCAATGTCTAGAGACGTTGCAGCCTTTCATGCGCTGGTGCTTAACACGTATGCGGAGGCAACCCCCTCGCTCATCTCTATGGAGTACTGCATGGAACGCGCAAGGTTCTTACATGAAGAGCTTACAGAGTTCACAGATAGCGCAGCAACTGGGGACATTGTTGGGGTGTCAGATGCGCTTGCAGATATTGTCTACGTAGCCCTGGGCACAGCATACAAAATGGGTTTACCTTTTGACAAAATCTGGGACGCTGTGCAAGAAGCTAACATGCGCAAAGTTCCAGGGCAGACCAAGCGAGGTAATGCAGTAGACGCTAGGAAACCTGAAGGCTGGGTCGGGCCTGAAGCAGCTATCGCACGAGCAATTCAAAGAAAGTCTGAAGATGCGCAGGCCACCCATCGATAAAGTCTTGATGGAGGTAGCTTTCTGCTTAGCACAGCGAGCTACGTGCGCCAAGCTTGCAGTAGGCTGCGTGCTTGCAGATAAGCATAGCCGTATAGTCGGGAGCGGGTACAATGGTGTACCACGTGGTATGCCGCATTGTACAGACACCCCATGCGCAGGAGCTTGTGCCCCGGCTGGGTCTGATTTGTGCCAAGGTGTCCACGCAGAACAAAACGCCCTACTAGTATGCAGGGATCCCGAGCAAATAGTTACGTGTTACACAACGCACGCCCCCTGCCTTCGCTGTACTAAAATGCTTCTAAATACAACTTGCGAGCGTATTGTGTTCTTTAACGATACCTTTGAAGCCCCCGCCAAGGCCCTATGGGAACAAGCAGGGCGTAGATGGGCCCGTTTAGCTGTTTAAACTGGTAAACCACGGTCGATGCAATAAAAGTTTGTGGGCGTATATACACGAACATTCGGCGTGGTTTACCAGTAATTCGGCCCTAAAATACAAAACCGCACCGAAAACGACGTATAAATAGCTGCACAAAAGTCACTACGATCGCGCACGTCGCGCCGAAATAAAAATCTGATGCGAATGTATATCGATTAAAAATAATGCGCCGAAATTGGGCTTCTGCTAGACAAATATTTTTATGTACTTTGCTGCAAGTAATATATAATTAATTTACAGCATGTCGCTGTTCCTACGAAAGAACTTATGAACAATACACGAAGAGCCCAAAGGATAGCTTCTGAGATGCTTGAAGAGGGCTATGAAGACAATGAGATCGAAGCGGCAGTTGAGGCATTTTGGGATGCTAAAATTGATGCGTACGAAGACCGCAAGCTTGAAGCATATCTTGATACAAAGGACGCGTACTAGCATGGACCGCTACGACATCTACGAAGCCTGCGAGGCTTATCGCAAAGCATGGTTGATGGAGATTGCCATCTACATCGTCCTGATGACACTCTCTGGCGTGATTGGCTACTGCTTCGGAGCCGCGTCATGCTGACAAGAGCATCCCACAACTGCAAGACAACGTTTGTGAATGGGGTGAATCCGTTCATCACCGCTGCTGCATTCGCTCCTGTTCCTGAGCTGAAACCACAGGAACCGAAAGGCGAACAGTGCTATGGCAATCAGCCAACCCTACAGGTTGCGATTTTTGCTTTGTTGGCTGACGGGAAGCCACGCAAGGCGTTAGATATTGCGCTTGAGATTGACCGAAAGCACAAGTCGGTGGAGCACAAGTTGTGGGAGCTTGCAAAAAGCGGGGTGATTTGCATCACTCTTGAGAGTCGGGCGTGTGTTCGTCCGGTGCCTGTTTATTCGTTGTGGGGTGAGGCATGAGAAAAGAACTGATTGAACGGCTGCGTGAACTTGCTGAGGATAAAGTCTTGAGCGTGAATTATTGCGTGGCTGTGAGCCATGCCGCGGACATGCTCGAAGCTGATGCGCCAGCAGTGCCGCAGGAGCCGGTAGCGATTATCCGTTGCTGGACGGAAAGCCATGCTGGGAGGGCGATGACTGCGTGTGCGCGGACGCTGTGTATCCAGTGGATCACGATGACGACAGAACTTCGATGCCTGTGTATCTCGCACCCCAACAGCGGCCAAGGCTGACTGATGCGGAAATCCTCACTCTGTGGGCGCAAACATACGTCGAGCGCGGTGCATCTGGAATCGAATTCGCCCGTGATATCGAAAAGAAAGTGCGGGGTGAAGGATGAACGTCTACACACCAACAAAATTTTTAACCCAGAAGGAAACAACCATGAACATTGATAACTTTACCCTTGGCGAACTCAAACAGATCGCCGCAATCGTCAACAGCCAAATCGCACAGC